ATAACATCGCTCATAGCAACACAGCAACAACAGGAACACTTTACTTTGAGGACAAGGTAGAGAAGGTCTTTTATGTAGGTCAGACTGTGAACATCGCTGGAAACGGCTCGAAGTTCAACGGCTCAAAGACTCTCACTGGAGTAGGCGATTACAACATCACCTATAACATCACCGGCAACAACAACACTCCAGCAGTAGAGCATCCAGTTCAACCTTTTGGAACAGTATCAGCAGACACTTATGTTGATTGGGCATTAGACACAGCAGTCCAGCAAGCAGCTTTGATGGTATCTGTAGAGATCTGGCAAGCGCGTACCGCTACTCTCAGCGGCTCTAACCTTGTTGATTTCCAGCCAAGCCCTTATCGAATGAGCGCACAGCTTCTCGCTAAGGTGCGAGGATTGATCGCACACGCGCTAAGCCCTAACTCGATGGTTGGATAATGCCACCAGTTGCCATCACCACACTTCGAACCACTTTAGCGACTGCCTTAGTCAATAACGCTAAGTGGCAGACTTTCGCATTTCCGCCTTCAACAGTCCTTGCTAACTCTGTAATCGTCTCTCCAGATGATCCTTACTTGACACCTAACAACAATGGACAGATCACAGTAAGCCCAATGGCTAACTTTCGCATTGTGATGACAGTTCCACTCTTTGACAATGAGGGAAACCTTAACGGAATTGAGGACACAGTAGTTAGCGTGTTCGCACTACTTGCCGCATCTTCTTTAGTTTATAATGTAAGCGCAGTCAGCGCACCTAGCGTTCTCAACGCGGCAAGCGGAGACTTGCTTAGCTGTGAGATGTCCGTATCAATCCTAACGAGTTGGAGTTAAACATGTCCGATTGGGAAAAAGAAAACGCAGCCTTTCTCGAAAAGATCGGGCAAGTTGCGCCAAAGCCAGAAGCAAAGCCAGTAACTAAGAAAGAAGAGGAATAATCCGATGGCAGTTTATTTAGCAAATACAGGAGTTCTAACTGTTAATTCGGTTGATCTCTCAACATTAGTCACTTCAGTAACAATCAACCGCGCCTTTGATGAACTGGAAGTCACCAGTCTCGGGGATTCTGGTCATCGTTTCGTAAAGGGATTGGAAGCTTCAAGCATTTCAATCGACTTCCTGAATGACGAGGCAACAGCTAAGACACTTCAGACACTTCAGGCAACTTGGGGAACAAACACAGTTGTCACATTTAAGCAGACATCTGCTGCTGTATCAGCTACAAATCCACTTTACACAATGACATGCTTGGTCAATAACATCACACCTGTAAATGGTGCTGTTGCAGACCTTTCAACTCAGTCTGTAACTTGGAATGTTTCAGGTACAATCGCAGTAACAACAGCGTAAGAAACTAAACAAAGGGGCTAAACATGGCAAAGCTAAAGATCGTTCGTAATGATGGAAGTGTGCTAGAAGGCGAGATCACCCCAGCAGTGGAGTATGCGTTCGAGCAGTACGCTAAAAAGGGTTTCCATAAAGCCTTCAGAGATGAAGAGAAGCAATCGGATGTTTATTGGCTTGCATGGGAAGTCACACGCAGATCAGGTGAAACTGTTAAGCCTTATGGGATGGAGTTCATTGAAACGCTCAAAAGCGTGGAAGTGTTGGACTCTGACCCTTTAGCTTAAAGCGCGATCTTCCATTCACCTACCTAATTGCTAGGCTAAGCATTAGGTTGGGAATCGCGCCACAGCAATTGTTAGATCTTGATAAGAGCATGCTCGATGCATTAGTGCAGGGGCTAAAGGATGAAGCGAAAGAGGTGAGCGATGCCAACACAGGTAACAGGCGCGGTAGAGCTTAGAAAAGCCCTCAAAAAGTTCACTCCAGATCTTGCTAAGGAAACACAAAAAGAATTAGGCACAATCCTAAAGCCGATTACAAACAAGGCTAGAGGATTTATACCTTCAACCTCACCTTTAAGCGGATGGGCTAATCAAGGCACAGGGATGTGGGAACGCATAGAGTGGTCATCGGGAGAAGCAAAGCGTGGCATTGGATACAAAGCAACACCTTCCAAGCCTAATCGCTCAGGCTTTCGTTCCCTTGCTCGTATTGTTAATGCATCACCTTCAGGCTCTATCTATGAGACTGCTGGTCGCTTAAATCCACAAGGCAGACCACAAGCACCAATGTCACCGGTGGTTGCTCCGCGACATCCTAACTTTGGCAAGATGACTCGTTCTGGCAACAAGAATCAGTCTATGAGCAATAATCCTCATGCTGGTCAGCAGTTCATTGAAGCCTTAGATCGAACAGGCACAATTGTTAATGCTTTCAAGCGAGCAGAAGGTGCATCAGGTCGCGCCACTCGTAAGATGAAGGGTCGCGCAATCTTTCGTGCATGGGCAGAAGATGGCGGAAAGACTAACGCGGCTGTTATCAAGGCAATTGAAGATTCAAAAGTTAAGTTCGAGAACTACACACTGAAGGCGGCTAAGTAATGGCAGCAGATGTAAGAATTGACATAGCCGCCCAGTTCGTAGGCAAGAAGGCATTTAAGGAAGCTGAGACTTCCACAGACAGATTGACCAAGAATGTCAAGGGTCTTGCTAAAGGCTTGCTTGCTGTTTATAGCGCACAGAAGATTCTGTCTTATGCAAAGGCTTCTGTTAAGGCTTTCGCAGAAGATGACAAAGCAGCTAAGGCGTTAGGCACTACCCTAAAGAATCTGGGTCTTGCTTACGGATCTAACATTGGCACAGTCAATGGCTTTATCTCTCGCCTTGAAATGCAGACAGGTGTGCTTGATGACGAGCTACGACCTGCAATGGATCGCTTGCTTCGTGCTACAGGCGATGTCACTAAGTCTCAGGAATTGCTTGGGCTTGCACTTGACATCGCGGCAGGAACTGGCAAGTCAGTTACCCAAGTTTCACAAAGCTTGCAAAAGGCATACTTAGGACAGACTCAGGCATTAGGTCGCTTGGGTGTAGGACTTACAAAGGCAGAACTTTCGACATCAACCTTTGAGCAGATCCAAGAACGCCTATCAGTTCTATTCGCAGGTCAGGCAAGCGCAGCAGCCGATACTTATGCAGGTTCACTTGCTAAATTAACTGTTGCAAGTAACAACGCTAAAGAGACTATTGGTGAAGGGCTTGTCGATGCTTTAATGACAATCACTAACTCTAATACAACAGATGAGTTTATTGCCAAGATCGACAAGGCAGCGCAGTCAATTGCTAACTTTGTTCGTGAGACAGGCGAGTTTATAAAGATTACCAAGTCAATCTTTGACTTTAAGAATCTCTCATTCTTTGCCCCTTCTGGTGGCTTGTTCGGTGACGGCAAGGGGTTCGGCAACATCTCGATGACTGTATCCTCACAGGATACTCAAAGAGCAGATGCCATTGCTCGAAAGAACGCAATGGCGATGACAAAGCTTACAAAAGAACAAGCAGCAGCACAGGCTAAAATCGTTAAAGATAAGAAACTCGCAGCGGCTATTGATAAGGCTAACCTTGCTCTCAATAAGGGCAACGAAGTCTTTGACATGGACAAGATCCAGATTGCAGCAGCTCTTACTAATCAGGCTGAGCAATTAGGTAGAGCGACATCATTTTCTCAAAAATTACAAATTGCCAACGATGTTGCTCGCCTAAATGTTAAGAAGTCTATTCTTGACCTTGAAGATGCAATTGCCTCAAAGGATGAGCAAGCCATTATCAAGGCAACAGAAAAACTTAACGCAGACCTTAAAATCCTTTCAACTCTTACAGGGCAAAGTGTAAAACTCTCAGACATTAAATCAATTCTCGATTCACTAAAGCCAAAGGATTTGATCAATCAGGCTAACCTTGATGCAGCTCTTGCCAAGATAGCAGAGATGATCAGATTGCTTGCACAGGCTGGACTAGCAGCCAATGCGCCAATCCCTAGAAGCGGTTCATTAGGTTCTGGAATCCCAGAAGGTGATTACATAGCCCCTGTCTCTATGACAGATGCCCTTGCTGCATCTACAGAATCTCTTATAGAGTTATCCGAAGCAGTTCAAGAACGAGCTGATTCTTTTGCTATGTTGTTAGATTTAGATACTGAAGAAAAAACTAAAGCATTGGCTGAAAGTTCTCTAGCCATGACAACAGGCGCACAATTGTTCAACATCGAAGATGTAGCAAGAAGATCATTGATTGCTGGATTGTCAGGCGGAGCTGGGGTTTCAGGTGCGGTCAGCGGTTCACGCTATGCAGCACAAGCTGCTGCTCAATACAATCTCACAGTTAATACTGGTGTCGGAGATCCTAACGCTATTGCAGAAGCTATTGATGAGCTGTTGCGCCAAGCACGAGACAGAGGAACGCTAACAGCAGTATGACATGGCTTCCAGAATGGCGAGTTACAGTAGGTGATGATGTCTATACGACTGTCACCTCTGTTTCCTATGCATCTGGTCGCCTAGACATTGACAGGCAACCCACAGCAGGTTATTGCCGAGTCGAGATCATCAACACAGATAACTCACCTTTCACTATCAATGTCACAGAGCCAATCCTTTTAGAGTTAAAGAACTCATCTGGCACTTATGTCACAGTCTTTGGCGGAGAAGTATCAGATTTCAACATTGGAGTCAGAAGCCCAGAAGAATCAGGTTATGTCACCACCGGCACAATTCTTGGCATAGGTTCACTTGCCAGACTAACTAAGACTATCTATAACACAGCACTTGCAGAGGGTTTAGATGGCGCACAGATCGCAGCAATTCTAGGTTCAGCCCTTAACCTTAACTGGAATCAAATAACCCCAACAGTGACATGGGATACTTACCCAGTAACTACGACATGGAATGAAGCAGAGTCCTACATCGGTGAAGTGGATTCGGGCTTCTACACCATGATTGCTGTTGCAGCTAGTGATTCAGCCAAATCTCAGACTTTAGCAGATCAGATTGCGAACAGCGCACTTGGTCAGATTTATGAGGAAAAGGATGGAGATGTTTCTTATGCAGATGCAGACCACAGATCTAACTTGCTCGCAGCAAATGGCTTTACTTTCCTCGATGGCGCGTATGCAACACCAAGTTCTATCACTTCAACAACTCAGACTGCTCGCATCCGTAACAGCCTCATCTATCGATACGCCACAGGATACGGATCAACCTACAGCACCTCAGATACCGACTCCATAGCCTCGTACGGACTCTTTGAGCGTTCATTTGACTCTAACATCAAGAACCTTGCAGACATCACTGACATCGCCTCCAGAGAGCTTAATTTAAGGCGCAGTCCGAGAGAGCAGTTAGGTGTCATCACTTTCCGATTAGACAATCCAAACATCCCAAGTGCCATGCTTGATGATCTAATTGGAGTTTATTTTGGTGAGCCTGTATCGATCAGCAATTTGCCAAGCAATCTGCTTGGTGGCACTTTTCAAGGTTTTGTGGAGAATGTTGCACTTCGGGCAACCCCTAGCTTCACAGAGATCACTCTTTACATCACAGCAACCGACTTATCCCTATCAACGACACAATGGGAGACAGTCCAACCAAGTAATCTAATCTGGACAGGCGTAAATGGTACACTTATCTGGAACAACGCGACAGGAGCACTAACCTAATGGCATCGACCCCTTCCTTTAACTGGAGCACTCCAGATAACACAGGACTTGTAAAGAATGGCGCGTTAGACATTCGCACACTTGGCAATGCCATTGATACTTCAATGACAGATCTTCTAGGTGGTACTACTGGTCAAGTCCTAAAGAAGAACTCCAACACTGACATGGATTTTGTCTGGTCATCTGATGCCTCTGGTATGACTAACCCAATGACCACCACAGGTGACACGATCTATTCATCAAGTGGATCAACACCTGCTCGCTTGGGTATTGGTTCAACTGGTCAAGTATTGACTGTTGCAGGTGGAGTGCCATCTTGGGCAACTCCAGCAGGCGGTGGCGGTAAAGTCTTGCAGGTTGTATCCGTTGCTTATTCAACAAACAAAACTATTGCCACCACAACTTTTACTGACACGAATCTAACTCTTAGTATTACACCTACATCAGCAACATCAAAGATTCTAGTGCTAGTGACTCAAGGTTTTTCTCATAGCCGATTGACAAATGAAACTGGCACTGGTTGGAAAATTGTTAGAGGAGCAACCGACATAGCTGCATGGCCATCACAACAGGCCAGCCAGACTTATGCAGCAGGAACAAGTGAGATTCAGATTTATGGAGTCATAACTGTTTCTTATTTAGATTCACCAGCAACTACATCTGCTACAACTTATAAAACAATGGCTAAAGTAGGTTCGACAGCTAACTCTGGCACATCCGATTACAACTATGGTGGTACTAACATGATTCTCATGGAAATTGGTGCATAATGAAAAACTATCTATCCGCAGCGATTCAACGACTACGCCCAACGGCTGAATTTTCTTATTCTGACAATGACTATTCCACTATCCAATGGGATGTATTAGAAGGGGAAGCACCAACTCAGGCAGAATTAAATGCTGCGATTGAAGAAATTAAGGCTGAGGAATTAGCAGCAGAGGCAAAGGCTGCAACTGATAAAGCAGCACTACTGGCTAAGTTGGGCATCACAGCAGAAGAAGCGGCTTTGTTACTTGCATGAAAGTAAAGCTTTCTAAGGCTGCGATTCAGTTACGAGAACAGATTGATGACTCGTTCCCAGATCGTGACCGCACATCGGATGGTTGGATCGGTGATACCCGACACGCTGCTCGCAAGTCTGATCATAATCCAGATGAGCAAGGTTGGGTACGCGCCATTGATGTGGACAAAGATTTATTCAAGGGCGGAAAGCCCGACATCATGGGAGATCTTGTCGATCAGCTTCGTCTCTTGTCCAAGTCAAAAGCAGACAAGCGTATTGCTTACATCATTTACGATGGACGAATCTGTTCCAAGATCCTTAACTGGAAGTGGCGCAAGTACACAGGGGCTAACAAACACTCTAAGCACTGCCATGTTAGCTTTAAGAAAGAAGCTGACAATGATGGTGCTTTTTTTCAAGTATCTATGTTAGGCGGAGAATAATGAAAAACATGAAAAATCCTGCTGTCCTTGCTGGTGGAGCATTCCTTGCTGCATGGGCATCTAGCAACTTTGATCTTGATTATCGCGCAGTCCTGTGGGCTGTCCTCTCAGGTGTATTCGGTTACGCCACGCCTAAGAAGTAATGAGTCCGCAAGACATCGCAGCCATTGTTGCAGCGGTGACAACAGTAATCGGATCGTTCGCTATGGCAGTGCGCTGGTTAGTCAAGCATTACCTTGCAGAGTTAAAGCCCAATGGCGGTAGCTCTATGAATGACCGACTCAATCGACTAGAAGCGCGTGTCGAGACAATCATTGTTCTGTTAGATAGG